TATGACGGCATCATTCCTTTGGCAGATGACTTTGCCCAACAATTTATGGGTCGCTATTCCATCCGCTTGGACATCCCTTATGTAACCAACAAGTACAAAGGTACTGTGTCTGAGGTCTTGCGTCAGCAAATGGAATGGATTGAGGCGAATCGCCAACAGATCGTTCCTCGTACTGAGACTGCTTTGCAAAACAAGATTGATGAAATCGTTGCTTTGTATCAAAACACCCTATATCAACTAACCCTTCAATAAGGAAAAGTAATGAGTACCTTTCAATTAGACCCAAACCAAGTTGCTTTTGGTGTTCCTTCAATGGGAACTACACAAGTAGCAACAGTCACTACAAGTAGTGTTCAGATGACCGCTTTTGGTGCAAACACAACTATGATTCGCATTGCTTGCGCTCAAGGACATTGCCATTTTGCTATTGGCTCTAGCCCAACAGCGGCAACAACTACTTCTCCTCTGATTGGCGCAAATCAGTCAGAAATCATTAAAGTAACGCCTGGTCAAAAAATTGCATTCATCAAAGATGCGGCTATTACTACATCGACTGTTACTGTAACTGAACTTAACTAAGGAGTTCCCATGAAAATGAAAGCACCAAAGATGGCTAAAGTCGGCAAGGTAATGAAAGAATACAAGGCTGGCAAACTGCACTCAGGCTCTAAGAAAGGCCCTGTGGTCAAGTCTCAAAAGCAAGCCGTTGCTATCGCCTTATCTGAGGCTGGCATGAGCAAACCGAAGAAGAAAAGTGGCTACTAAGCAAGGACTCTATGCCAATATCCATGCTAAACAGGCAAGGATTAAGGCTGGCTCTGGTGAAAAGATGCGTAAGGTTGGTAGCAAAGGTGCTCCAACTAAGCAAGACTTTATTCAATCTGCTAAAACAGCGAAGAAACCAAAAAAGGTGAAGTGATGAAAACTCCCGCTTGGCAACGCTCCGAAGGTAAAAACCCTAAAGGAGGGTTGAACGCCAAGGGCAGAGCATCATATAATGCGACAACTGGTGGAGACTTGAAACCACCAGTTAAATCAGGGGATAATCCCCGTAGAGCAAGTTTCTTGGCTCGAATGGGTAATGCAAATGGCCCTGAGTACAAGAATGGTGAACCGACAAGACTGCTTCTTTCTCTAAAAGCATGGGGGGCTTCCTCCAAGGCTGACGCAAAGGCAAAAGCAAAAGCGATTTCTGCGAGAAATAAAGGGAAGAAGTAATGGCATTACCTACCTACTTAGATTTGGTTAATGATGTGTTGGTTCGTATGCGTGAACCGACAGTTACAACTGTTTCTCAAAATACAGTTTCTGCCTTAGTTGGCAAATATGTCAATGATGCCAAGCGTCAAGTCTCTGATGCTTACGATTGGGATGCTTTCAATACACCAATTACTGTAAGCACGATTGCCAATACAACTGGCCCATATAGCATTACAGGCGCTGGAGTTCGTTATAAAACTATGGATGTGATTAACACCACTAGTTTTTATGAGTTGTCACCTTTGTCTCATGCTAATTACGACTCGTTTTACTATACAACTCCTACCCCTACAAAGGGTTTGCCAATGTATTACTCTATTAAGGGAGTAGATACAAGTGGCGATATTAAAGTCAATTTTTGGCCTGTTCCTGATGCTGTATATGCCATCCGTTTTAGCCTAATAGTTCCTGAAGCAGACTTTACGACAGACGCATCTACCACTTTGTTGGCAAAAGAACCCATTGTTTTGGGTGCATTTGCTCGTGCATTGGTTGAGCGTGGCGAGGATGGTGGTCTGAGCAGTTCAGAAGCCTATGCGCTATACAAGTCTTGTTTGTCTGATTTGATCTCATTAGAGTTGGCTAGATCGCCTGAAAACGATCAATTTGAGGCTGTTTAATGGCTCAACCGATTCAAGCCTTCTCGATTACAGCCCCAGGCTTTTTTGGGTTGAACACCCAAGACTCGTCTTTGGATTTGGCTCAAGGCTTTGCACTTGTTGCGAATAACTGCGTGATTGACCAATATGGTCGTATTGGTGCTAGAAAAGGTTGGACAAAGGTCAATTCTGCAACGAATTCTGACTTGTCTACCAATGATATTACCTCTATTGGTGAGGTGGTGACTGCTGATGCCACTTCCTACACCATCATGGCGGGAAACAACAAACTCTTTAAGTTAAGCACTACAACCATAGTGACTTTGACCTATGGGGGAGGGGGTACAGCTCCGACTATTACTGCAAACAATTGGCAGATGGTTTCCTTGGCTGGCGCACTCTATCTGTTCCAGAATGGACATGATCCTCTAGTCTTTGATCCTAGTCTGTCTACAACGACTTATAGACGCATTAGTGAGTTGTCAGGCTATGCAGGTACTGTTCAGTTGGCTAACACGGCTCTAAGTGCCTATGGAAGGCTTTGGACAGCCGATACATCTACTGACAAACTGACTGTTCAATGGTGCGATACCAAATTAGCAAACAAGTGGAATTCTGGTACGGCAGGAACGCTAGACACCACGACTGTTTGGCCTAGAGGTGGCGATGTAATTGTCGCTTTAGGCGCTCACAATGGCTTTTTGTTTATCTTTGGTAAAAACAATATTCTTGTTTATCAGGGTGCGACTACTCCTTCTACGATGTCTTTACAGGATGTCATCACAGGAATTGGTTGTGTGGCTAGGGATTCCTTGGCTTATACAGGTAGTGACTTGGTTTTCTTGTCATCTACGGGTGTACGTAGTGCTTTGAGGACTATCCAAGAGAAATCCATGCCATTGCGTGACTTGTCCAAAAATGTCCGTAATGACTTGATTTCTGCTGTGGAAGGGGAAACCTTGTCCACCATCAAATCTGTATACAACAGTAAAGAAGCCATTTACTTGTTGACTTTGCCTGTATTGAAATCAGTTTACTGCTTTGATATGAAGGGTACTTTACAAGATGGTGCGGCTAGGGTGACAACTTGGGACTCTATTGAGCCTAAAGCGTTGTTAACTAAGCAAGATGGTACTTTGTACATAGGAAAAGGTGGTTATCTTGCTACCTATTCTGGCTATCTTGATAACGCATCAACTTACCGATTTCAGTATTTTACGAACCATACAGACCTTGGAACTCCATCTGTTTCGTCTATTTTGAAGAAACTCAAGGTAGTTGTGATTGGTGGCAGTAATCAATATGTAACCTTTAAGTGGGGATATGACTTTACGGGTAACTATTACTCGCAATCTGTCGAAATCCCTGCACAAGGGGTTTCATATTATGGAGTTGCTGAATACAATTACGGGGCTGAATACTCAGGTGGTGTTGCTTTGCAGACATTAAGTGTCTATCCGACTGGTTCGGGCAAGGTAATTCAAACTGGGTATGAGATGGATATTAACAGCCTAGCGTTGAGTATCCAAAAGATTGAGATTCATGCCAAAAATGGCAAGATTACGTAAGGAAATGACATGAGTGATTACACCAAAGCAACCAATTTCGCCAGTAAAGATAGTCTTTCTACTGGTAATCCTTTAAAGATTGTTAAGGGAACTGAGATTGATACTGAGTTCAACAACATTCAAACTGCTGTTGCTACTAAGGCTGACTTAGCAAGTCCTACTTTTAGTGGTTCTGTGACTATTGTTGGTGGAACGATTACTGGAATTACTGATTTGGCTGTGGCTGATGGCGGTACTGGTGCATCAACTGCTTCTGGCGCAAGAACAAATTTAGGTGCGGCGGCATCAGGTGCTAACTCTGACATTACCTCTATTACTGGTCTGACAACTGCCTTAACTGTTGCACAAGGTGGTACAGGTTCGGCTACTCTGACTGCAAATAATGTGTTGTTGGGTAATGGAACAAGTGCTTTACAAGTGGTTGCACCTGGCTCGTCTGGCAATGTTCTTACATCCAATGGAACTACTTGGGCATCATCTGCTCCTCCTAGTGGAACAGTAAGTTCTATTGCAACAGGTAATGGATTATCTGGTGGAACTATTACAACAACTGGAACACTAACAATTGCCGCGCCTTCTTCTGGTTCTGTTGGTTCTTATTGTATTGCTGGTTCTCCTGCATCTGGAAATAATCCAACTACTTTTACTCCTGGCTCTACTGTTTCAGGTTCAACACTCAGAATGAATAATATAAGTACAACAGTAAGCACTTCAGGCTATAACCCTTCATTTACTGGAACATGGCAATGTATGGGTTATGCAACACGTAGTTATGATGCTTGTCTTAATGTAAGTGTTTCCTATACAACATTATGGGTTAGGGTTTCTTAAAAAATGACTGAACCAATAACCTTTACGCATACTGTCACTTATGACGGAGCAACCTTGAATGTGTATCACGCAAACAAGGGTGAAGGCTTACCACGGCATAGTCATACATTTTCCCATTTGACCATGTGTCATAGTGGTAAATGTGTGATTCGTAAAGAAGGAATTGAGAAAGTAATTGACAAATACACGCAACCGATAAACCTCAAGGCGGCTGAATGGCATGAGATTGAGGCATTGGAAGACGGAACTGTATTTGTGAATGTGTTTGCGGAAGGCAAGTATTGAAAGTAGAAGTAATCAAAACCAAGAATTACGTTGTGTACTTTGAGGAAGATTGTGGATTTACTTTTATTCATTGTGATTGCATGAAATGGAACAAAACTGTTAAGAATCAACTAAAGATTGACTTTGACAAGTTGTTCAAATCCTATAAAAAGGACATTTATGCGATACATGAAGTTGGTGACACAAAACATGAGAAGTTTGTGAAGATTTTTGGTTTTGAGTATTTCAAGGATTTTGTTGGTTTAGACGGCAAATCAAGACAGATGTTTGTTAGGAGAACATAATGGGAATGGAATCATCACTTATTGGTGGAGGGCTATCGCTGTTAGGCGGTGCGCTTGGTGGCTCATCTGCTTCAGATGCGGCAAGGGCTTCTGCTGATGCACAGGTTCGTGCGGCTCAGATAGCGGCAGATGCGGCTAAGTTCCGTCCTGTTGGCATAACTACCCGTTATGGATCAAGCAATTTCCAATTTGATCCTACAACTGGCTATCTCACGAGTGCTGGTTATAACGTATCTCCTGAGTTACAAGCCTATCAAAATAGGTTATCTGCACTTCAAGCACAGCAACTAGGTCAGGCAGAACAAGCCCCTAGCCAATATGCTCCATTAACGGGTGCGGCAGGAAGTCTATTTAACCTTGGTCAACAGTATTTAGCCCAATCTCCTCAAGAAGCGGCTCAACAATACATGACTAATCAACTTGCTTTGCTTGCTCCTAGTCGTGAACAGCAATCTGCTTTATTGGCAAACCAACTGCAAAACACAGGTCGTACAGGTTTATCTGTGGCTCAAGGTGGTAATTTGATGGCGGCTAACCCTGAGTATGCGGCACTTGCTAATGCTAGGGCTATGCAAGACCTTCAGTTGGCGGCAAATGCTCAACAGGCTGGTCAACAACAAACCGCCTTTGGTGCAGGATTGTTTGGTCAAGGCGCAGGATTACTTGGTCAGTATCAGCAAGGTCAAGTTGGTGCATTATCTCCATTCCAGTCTACTTTGGGCGTGCAAAGTGGTATTGAGCAATTGGGTCAGAATCCATTGACATTGGGTGCTGGTTTGGGTGGTCAAGCGGCGGCTTATGGTGCTAAGTCAGGTCAATTTACTATGCTTGGTGCAGAAAATGCCGCACCATATGCCTATAAAGCGGCGGCATATAACCCATTGGCAAGTGGTTTGATAAACGCAGGTACTAATCAACAATTAGGTCAAGGAATTAGTAATTGGTGGAACAATTCAAATCTTATGAATAATGTAGTTCCACAATCTACATTTACTGGCGGAATAACTCCTAGTGAATTTTCCAATTATCAAAGTTTAGGTGTATTTTCTTAAGGAGTAACCAAATGGCAGATTCAATAGTAGGTGGCTTGTTTGGTATGACTCCTGAGATGTACCAACAACAACAAAATCAACAAGCATTATCACAAGCATCTCAGTTAGCACAACTTGATCCTTTTGCCCTTGCTAAAACAGGCATTGGTTATGGTGCTAATCGCTTGGCGGGTGCTATTGGTGGCGCATTGGGTGGTCAAGACCCAATGTTGCAGAAGATTACGGCACAAGATCAAATTTTAAAAAGTTTAGATTTTACTGATCCACAATCAATTTCTACTGGGATCGAAAGAGCAAGTCAAGCAGGAATCCCTGATTTGGCGTTTAAGTTGTTGGCAGTTCGTGATGATGCAATGACTCGACAACAAAAACAGTTGGGCGCACAGCGTCAAATGTTGGCTCAACGCATTGCAATGGGTGCCTATAACCCTGGTCAGCCAGAGCAAATCATTCCTGAAAAAACTGTCATTGATCAAGCGGCAGATACATCTTATTTGGAGCCTCAACGAGTTGCTCCAACGGTTGCGCCAAGTTACGACATTTCTCGTGTGGCTCCTCAGTTGATGGCTCTTGGCCCAGAAGGTGTTGCTCAATTAACTACGGCTAAAGCGGCACAAAAAGCAATGTTGCCAGAAACTCAAATTGTTAAAGAGGGCGAGATAATCTATGAGAAATTGCCTAATGGACAATTTAGAGAACTGATTAGTGGCCCGATCAAGAAAGAAGCGTTTACTGGTGACTTTGCCAATGCCGCATTGACTTTATATGGTACTGCCAACATCAACAAGATACCTCAAACAACAGAGGCGATGACTGCCATTACTCAACAAGCGGCTGTTTTGGCTCAAGCCAAACGCCCAGTTACCAACATTACTGCTCCTGTCAGCATTCATATGCAAGAAGGATTTGGTGGTGATTTACAAAAGACAATAACAGGAAACTTTGCCGCAGGAAGAGTAGCGGGAAATACTATTGGCACAATTCAAAACATGAAAAACTTGTTAGATCAAGGTGTTAAAACAGGTTTTGGTCAGGGACTCATGTTGGAATTGGGGACGGCTGGTCAATTGTTTAACCCCAACTTCAATATTAAGGGACTTGCTGGACAGGAAGCGTTCCAAGCATATTCAAACCAAGTTATCTTGCCTGAAGTTAAGAAATTGGGAGTTAACCCAACTGATACCGATTTAAGATTTATTGTGCAAGGTTCTCCAAACTTGGCTAAGACTCCTGCTGGTAATAGGTTGTTATTAGATGCTCTTGAGTTGAAATTACAACGTGAACAAGATTTGTCTACATTTAGTAATAACTGGTTGGCAACAAATGCTGAAATGGTTAAAAAAGACCCAATCGTTGCTCAAACAAGATACAACACGGATTTCGGTAATTACACAGCGAAGAGTCCTTTGTATGCTCCCGCAACCGCACAGTTGAGAGAGAAATTCAATGCCTTGGGTGGAGGCGCTCAAACAACAACGCCAGCAACTAATGCCTTACAGCGTGGTGGGTTCGTACAATAAATTTGGAGCAGATATGGCATCATTAACAGACCAAATCCAAGACTTGCAAAACGAGTTATTGGTTGCAAAAGACGCAAAAACAATCACTCCACAGGGTGAACAGTTATTGACTGCCATCAAGAGTAATCAATGGGCAACTGGTGGATTTGGGCAGTTCTTGCAGGGGTTAAGTCTTAACTTCTCAGATGAAGCCATTGGTGCTTTGAAGTCTTTTATTACTACTGAGCCAGCAAGTATTTCCAAGGCTCTAAAGACAATGAATCCAGAGCAACCACAACCTTCACCCCGTGAAGTTGGAACTGCGGTTGAAAGAATGGGTTTGCGTGAATACAGCCAACAAAACCCACTATCTTCTGTTGGGGCGCAAATTGTTGGTGGAATGGCTCCATCATTAGTGACCAAAAAACCAATGGTTACTTCATTGCCAGCACAAGTCGGATTGGCTAGTGTGGCTGGCGCAACAGCAGGATTGGGTGAAACTGAGGCTCCATTGTTTAGTCCAGAGGCTGGCAAAGAGGCTGGTTTTGGTGCTGGCATAGCCGCAACTGGAACATTGGTTGCCAAACCAGTTGGCATGGTTGCTAGCAAGATTTATCGTTCTGCGGTTGATTCAATGTTTAGTAGCCCTCAAAGATTGGGAGTTGACCAAGCAAGATCATTGATCAGAGAGGCTTTAGACGCTGATGTTGGTGGTGTTAATGAGGCTGTGAACTTTGTGCTTTCTAAGACTGGCAAGCCTTATTCGTTGGCAGATGTCGGCCCCAATAGTCGTGCATATCTTGATGCTGTAAATGTGTTGCCAGGGCCTGGTAAAACAGAGGCAAAGAAATTCCTTGAGGAGCGTGACAAAGGCATATTCTCAAGACTGACTACTGACTTGCAAACTGCCTTTGGCAAACAAGCCGAATACTTTGATGAATTCAATGCTCTTAAATCTGCTAGGGCTGAACTTGGCAAAAAGTTGTATGGAGCCGCCCTGCCAAGACAAGTCGAGGTAACACCAGAATTTACGCAGTTGCTTGATAGACCAAGTATGAAGCAAGCCTATGAGAGAGCATCGATGCTGGCTCAAGAACAAGGAATAAAGTTGCCAAAGGTGCAAATATCTCCCGAAGGAAAACTTCTTACAGATGCTGGTGGTTCAGTCGGAAAGATTGATACCACATTTATGCACTACATGAAAATGGGATTGGATGACTTGATCTTTACTGGCAAATCACCATCATCTGGCATGGGAAATACCCAACTAAATGCTATCCGTGACACTCGCAGAGAGTTTATTGACCAGTTGGACAAGGCTAACCCTGCCTATGGTCGTGCAAGAAACTTCTGGGCAAATGACACAGCGGTTTTGGATGCCATGCAAGAAGGTCGTTCAGCATTCAGCAAAAAACCCGCAGACCTTGATCAGTTAATTGCTGATGTTAGGGATATGTCCAAATCTGAAAAAGAAGGTTTGCGTCTTGGAGTGATGCAAAGCCTAATGGATCGACTTGGTGGCGCACAAACTGGCACAACTATGCTTTCCCCATCAGGAAACCCTGCACTTGACATGATTAAGAATCCCAAGAATGTCAGAGTTATCCGTGAGACATTTGGTGTTGATGAGGCTGGACAAGATGCTTACAAGAAATTCATGGGCAACTTGATGAGCGAGATTGAGATGAAAACAACCTCTAAAGTTGTTTTGCAAGGTTCTCAAACAGCCGCCAGAACTGAAGCAGTTGGAAGAATAAGAACTGAATCCACCAAAGAATTGCCAACGCCAAGCGTCATGGGAATTTTGATGAATGCTTTACGCAGAGACTATCAAGGTCTTGGCGAACAGCAACTGCGTTCTACGGCTGACGAAATGGCAAGGATGCTTACTGCCACAGACCCAACCAAATTGCAAAGAATCTCCAAAGAGTTATCTGGTAGAACTGTATCTGAGGTGCTACGCAAAAACGCACCAGAGGTATTGCCAGCACTTGGCAGAGGACTTCTTGGCCCATTCTCGATTGGCTCACAGGCTGGCAACATTGCACCAAATGTAAATCAGGCAATCCCAGGTGGTTTGTTCAGCGGTCAATAGGAGACACTCATTGATCCTTTCTCCCTCCTCCTTCTTGCTCAAGGCGCAGTCTCAGCCATTAAATCAGGCTGTGCGATGCTCCATGAAGGGCGTATGGAACTGGAGGGTGCTAAGAAGACAATTGAAGGAGTCATGGCTGATGTCAAGGCCATCAAGGGAATCTGGGATTGGATTATTGGACTGTTTAGCCCAAAGCCCAAGTCCAAGTCAGCAGATGCCCCCAAGTCTTTGGCGAAAGCGAAAGCCGCTTCCAAAAAGCAACAGACTTACGAGGAGATGGAACTTCAAACCATCAATGATGTTGGAGTACAACTTGGGAACTTCTTTGACATACAGGCTCAATTAAACGACTACTACGCCTCTCTAGAGGCAGAATCGAAGGAACACTATGACCCAAATCAAAATACTTCTAAAAAGGCTATTGAACGTGCTTTGGTGGAACTCCAAATGGAAAACCTTGATGCACAAATTCGGGAGCAAATGACTATATTTGCGCCTCCTGAACTGAAGGCGATATATACGAGGTTTCTGAAGATGTACGCCAAGATTCAGCAAGAACAGGAATGGGCTAGGGATGAGGAAATAAGGAAGGCTAGACGAGCCAGATGGGTGAAAGAGAAAAGAGAGATTGACTTTATCTACTTTGTCTCAGGTCTAGTTGGTGTGGCTTTTATCTCTCTAGTGATGGGATGGATAATGTGGCAGGTAAAGACAATGACACAATCAAGTTTGTTGCTAGGGTAATGGTGCAAGTAGCACTATGTCTTGTCATTGCTGTAACATTTCTAGCGTATATTGAGACATTGTGGATGAAGGCTGAGATTAAAAAAGAAGCCAAGGAATTGAGAAAGTTAAAAAGGGAAATCAATGAGATTCGTAATGCTCCTATTGTTCCTGCTAGTCGCCTGTGATGACAGGGTGAGATATTTTTGTCAAGACCCTAAGAACTTCTCTGCCAAGCGTTGTCAGCGTCCAGATTGCCAATTTAGTCAAGATTGCCCAGATTACTTAGTTGCCCCAATACTTGAAAAGCAAGCAATAGTACCAGCGCAAACTTCATCGGAGTCACAAAAATGAGATTTGAAATCAAGACTGTTGAGGAACTGGTAACAATCATTCAAGCCTTTGTATGGGCATTTGTAGTGATTGTCCTTATGTTTGTCTTTGGTGGAATCGTTAGTTCAATGCTCTATTCGGTCATTTTCGTGAGTCAGCCAATCAAGACTATGGCTCCAATCGACCAAGCATTCACCAAAATGCTCAACGATATTGTCTTAATCATGGCAAGCAGTATCACCACAATTGTCAGTATGTTTGCGGTCAACAAAGGTTCTAAAGCCTTGGCAGAAAAGATTGCTCCTGCTGTTTTGACAACACCGCCTCCAAGCGCACCACAAGCAGTTCCTTCTAATGATTTGCCAGTATGGGTAAATCCTCCGCTAGATGAGGAATGGAGAGCACCACCGCCGCCTACTACTCCACCCGACTACATTGACCCTGCAAAGGAAGAAATAGCCAATGAACGGGCTTTAGCAAAGGCTGAACAATGATTCCTAATCCTTGGGTTATTTTGGGTGCTATTTGTGTGGCTGTTAGCGTCTATTTCTATGGTCATCACAAGGGTTGGGATGCTAGAGACATTGAGATGCAGTCAGAGATTGCTGTCAAGAATGAAGAAGCCCGTGTAAAAGAGCAAGAATTAACCAAACAACTTACTGAAAACTCAACTAAATTGATGGAGGCAAACAATGCCATATCTGAAAAACAGTCTTCTCTTGATCGTGCTATTCGTGCTGGTCGGGTGCGCCTCCCGTCCGCAAGTTGCGTACAAGCCAATGGAAATCCCCCCGTTGCCAGTGGAAATAGCAACCAAGCGGGAAGCGAATCTGACACAGAGACTCTCCGACTTATTGCTCAAATCGCCGCAGACGGAGACAAAGCCATCAACCAACTCAACGCCTGTATCTCAGCCTACGAAGCAGTAATGGAGAAGTCAAATGGTAAACGCTGAACAACTACAAAGACTCCACATTGGTGCTGAATGGGTGGATGCTTTGAATGAAACATTTACCCGTTTTAACCTAACTACAAACAACCAGAAGGCTATGTTTATTGGTCAATGTAGCCATGAGTGCGGCAACTTCAGACTACTTGAGGAGAATCTGAATTATCGTGCAGAGACTTTGATGAAACTCTGGCCTAAACGCTTCCCCAGTCTAGAGTTTGCCAAGCAATACGAGAAAAATCCTAAAAAAATAGCCAATTCTGTGTACGCCAATCGTATGGGGAATCGAGATGAAGCATCAGGTGATGGGTATCGGTTCAGGGGAAGAGGTGCGCTCCAATGCACAGGGCATAGTACGTATTTCCACGCAGGGAAAGCATTGGGCGTTGATTTTGTTATGCAACCTGATCTTATTGCAACCCCTAAATATGCCGCACTCACAGCGGGATGGTTCTGGGAAACACATAAACTCAATCCACCATCGGATGCCCTTGATTACCAAAAGGTAACCCGTATCATCAATGGTGGCACTATTGGACTAGATGACCGCATAAAGCACGTTCAACAGGCTCTAGCGGTCTTAGGTTAGTCTTTGTCCCAACTTATGTATAGGATGGCAATGATTGCGCCTATTCCTATACAAGCCCCAAGCAAAATTAGAAATATCATGGTTAAAAGACTTTCCATTATTTCACCTTGCTTTTAATTACATCCTCCA